GTTTCCCAGTCACGATCCAAAGCGGATCGTGCGCATTAAGTTTCCTGATGACACAGAAGACTTTGTTAAGCTTAACGAGCAGATATTTGACGAACAAACCCAAGAATGGGTAACCATAAATGATCTGGGTGTGGCTAAGTACGATGTTATTGTCACAACTGGTCCAGCTTACAGCACTCAACGCATTGAAGCAGCAGAAGCAATGATCCAGTTTGCTCAAGCCGTGCCGTCTGCCGCCGCAGTAATGGCCGACCTAATCGCACTTAATATGGATTGGCCCGGTGCCGACACCATAGCAGAGCGCCTTAAAAAGATTGTGCCGCCTAATGTTCTGACAGGTGAAGAGCGTAAGCAGCTTGAAAAGGACATGCCAGAGCCGCCACCACCAACGCCAGAGCAGCAAGTTCAAATGGCAGAGTTAGAAGTTCGCAAGCTAGAAGCGGAAGGTAATGGAGCCAAAGCACAAGCTGAGATGGAAAAAGCTCAGGCAACAATTGCCAAGGCTCAGTCTGATGTGGTTCAGGCCCAACTAGAAACAGAAGAAGCCCGCATGAAGCTGGCAGAAATTGAAGCTGGCGCAAACGCAGGAAATATTGCATATCAGCAAGTCAGGGAGCTTGTGGCCCAGGCAATTGCCGAGGCCATGAGTCAGAATAATAACGGGGTGACAACAGAATAAATGGGGTTTATTATTCCATTAACCTTACCTGTGAGGCTCACAGGGCTTAAATTCGTATCTAAGGATATGCCATGAGTGTAGAGCAAGACGAAACTTCAGGTTTCGAAACATCCGTAAATGACTACCCAGTAGAAGCGGAAACAGAAGCGCAGGAAATCGATCAGGGAGAAACCCAGATTGATGATTCCAGGGGTGCGGAAGAAGAAGCAGAAAACGAGGGTAAAAAAGCGGATAACTCCGGTGAGAATGCCACCGCCGAAGACGACAAAGCAGAACAGGAAGAAGCCGAAGAGCCAAAACCTAAGAAGCAAAATCGTGTTCAAAAACGTATCGATGACGTTGTAAGGGAGCGAGAAGAAGCTAAGCGCCGCGCTGAGGCAGCGGAAAAGCGTCTTGCAGAACTGGAAGACAAGAAAACAGATGGTAAGTCAGATCAGGCTAGTGAGCCTGTAGAAAGTGATTATGAGACTTATGACGACTATCTCAATGCTGTAGATGAATTTGATCAGCAGCAAGAGAGCAAGGCGAAGGAAGAGCCTGAAAAATCCGATAAGCCTAATAGTGACGAATTGACGGACGCGCAGCGTACCGCTATGGCCTTGATCAAAGAAAAAGTTGATCAAGATGCTGAAAAGTATTCTGACTTTGCAGATGTTGCTTTAAACCCAGAGGTGCCGATTACAGGTGAAATGCTTGAGGCACTGGCAGAGTGTGACGACCCGACAAAGGTTATGTATCACCTAGGCCAAAACAAAGACCTTGCAGCTCAAATAGCTGAGAAGTCACCAGCTCAGCAGATGCGAGAAATCGCCAAACTTGATTTAACGGCTGTAGTTAAGCCGCCAAAACCAACTAAAACGACACAGGCGTCAGATCCAATCTCGCCGGTAGGCGGTTCAAGTACACAAGAGAAGGCCATGGAAGATATGTCCTTTTCAGAGTATGAGGCTGCCATGAACGCCAAAGAGAAGAATTCGGGCGCTGGGTGGTAATGAAATTTTTCAAGGAGCTACATCATGGCTGTTCAGAATAACAACCTATTAACAGATGACGTAATCGCTAAAGAAGCGCTACGCCTGTTAAAAAATAACTTAGTTATGGCTAAATGCGTTTACCGTAACTATGAAAAGACATTTGGCAAGGTTGGCGATACTATCCGCTTAAAACTTCCTTTCCGTGTTAAATCCGCTAGTGGTCGAACCTTAGTGAAGCAACCAATGGTTGATCAAACCATTCCATTTAAAATTGACCGTCAAGAGCACGTTGGTCTTGAGTTCACTGTTCAAGATAAGACACTTGATATTCAAATGTTTTCAGAGCGCTATTTGAGTTCTGCCATGGTGCAGATTGCTAACCAGATCGACCGATCATTAACCTTAACTCTTAAAAAGGCCTTCCATTCTTCTGGTACGCCAGGCGTGCGTCCTGTTAAGTTTATTGATTTTGCCAATGCTGGCGCCAAGCAAACTACATTGGGGGTTCCTTCAGATGGTATGCGTCATGCGGTTCTTGATCCGTTCACATGTGCCGGCCTATCCGATGAAGTGACCAAGCTATTCAAAGAAAGCATGGTTGAGACTGCTTATAAGAAAGGCTACAAAGGTAATGTTTCTGATTACGTTACCTATGAGTCTCAAAACCTGCCTAAGCATACTGTAGGTGCTCATGGTGGTACGCCGTTAGTTGCTGGCACTATTACCAATGGCAGTTCAGTGACTACCGATGGCTGGACGGCTTCAGTAACAGGCTTGCTTCTAGCGGGTGACGTTATTACTTTTGATGGTGTTTATAGTGTGAACCCTCAAAACTATGAAACGACTGGCTTGCTTCAAGAGTTTGTTGTTACCGCTGATGTTGATTCGGATGGTTCTGGCTTGGCCACTATCCCAATTTCACCGGCTATCAATGATGGTACAGCGACCACAACCAATGCCGATGGTGACACTATCAGCTTGAAAGCGTACCAGAATGTAACAAATGTTCCGGCAGATAATGCGCCGATCTCAGTAATGGGGCTGGCTGGCAGCACTTATGAGCAAAACTACTTGTTCCATAAAGATGCCATTGCATTGGCCATGATTGACCTAGAGCTTCCACAGTCTGCGGTTGTTAAGGCCCGCGCTTCAGATCCACAAACCGGCTTATCGCTTACAATGACCGCTGCTTATGATATTAATGAGCAAACGGAAATTACCCGTATCGATGCCGTTTGGGGTGCTGACTTGATCTATCCAGAGCTAGCACTTCGTATGTGGGGCGCTGCAAGCTAACCACCTCCTTAAAGCCCCTTAACCGGGGCTTTTTGGTATCTTCAAACCAAAAGCAGAGACTCAAAATGACTGATACAAACAAAAAAAAGAGCGTTTATCTCTTTAACGCTGAAAACCCGCGCGGCCTAATGATGAATCTGACTCAGGCTGAGATTGAAGAGCACTTAGAAGATGGCTGGCTTGATTCACCGGAAAGCTTAAAACTTCCTGAGAATGACGACACCGGCATTAGCATGGAAGATGCTGAAAACGCGAACCCACAAGACCTTAAAAACCTTGTTGAATCCTATGGCTTTATCGTATTGACCCCTGAGCAGTTAAAGGCCGAAGCCAATAAGATGGCATCTGTCGCCTTGGATGCTGGGCTTGATATTGCCAATGCTGATACAGACTCTCTTACAAAAGAGCTTCATAACCGTCTAGGTGCTGAAGGTATTCTTGCGATGTTTAGTGATGATCAGCTAATTGCTGAAGCTGAGAGTCGTGGATTAAAAGAACCAGGCGCCATTGATGAAGAAGGCGAGCCGCTAATTAATCGCTTTATTCAATCGCCAACTAGCTTAACCAAAGAAGAGCTTGTAACTCTTGGTTCTGATTATAAGCTTGGCCTACGCATGAGCTTTAGCGAGCAAACAATGATCGACAAGATCACTGTGGCTATTGAAGAAAGTAAGGGTGATTCTAATGAATGAGTCAGCCCCTATTTATGAAAGCCATAAGCTAGTGACTGCCATTCCGATGAACCGGGCGGCGTACAATGTTTATCGAGGTTGGAAATTGCCAGCTAACGAAGACGGCTTAGATGAAGGCTATCTAGTCGAGTATCTTGATGGTGGCAAGCCAAACCATGAGGCCCACAAGGGCTATATCTCATGGTCACCCAAAGAGCAGTTTGATAACGGATACAGCCTCTTTGTTAAAAAAGATAAGGTTGAATACTCTCATATCGAAGAACTGGCCAACTCGCTTGAATTTAAATTTGAGCGCGTAGGTGATACAACAACCACCGGTTGCTGGGCTTTCTTGCCTAATGGCTTCAATGTTGGTTATGGCGAGTCGGCCTGTGTTGATCCTAAAAACTACGACAAAGCGCTTGGCGAGAAGTATGCAAAAGAGCGCTGTCTGAGTGCTGCAAAAGATAAGCTATGGGAGCTTGAGGGGTATCTTTTGAAAGTCACCGGCAAAACGTCAGATCAATTTAAGGGGTAAACCATGGCAGGCTTCACAGTTGGCGCGTTAATATCAGCGTCTATGAGAAAGATAGGCGTCTTGGCCGCTGGGGAGCCATTGCCAGCCGATGAAGGTGACGATGCTCTTCAGGTGTTTATCAATATGGTGGACGCTTGGAGTCTTGAAAGCCTTCTTATTCCTGTAGTTGGTGTGGTCACGCATACACTGGTGGCCAATCAGCCTAAGTACACATTAGGCATTTATCCAGATCCACAACCGGTCCCGCTTCCTGATAATCATATCGAGACAGCAAGGCCACAAGAAATATTATCCGCATTTATTCGTGACGCTTCAGGTACAGACTACCCGTTAAGCGTTATAGGTGTTGTTTCATACGATGAAATAAGCCGAAAAACCAACGAAGCACGGCCAAGCCGGTTCTATCTGCAAAAAGGCTGGCCACTTAATACAATCTATTTTGATGCTACGCCATACGCTTCAGAGACACTTCACCTAAGCGTTATTCAGCCATTTTCTGAAGTGCTTCCCGTTACTGGTCTAACCGAGGTTATTAACCTGCCACCGGGCTACAAGCGAGCGCTTGAGTATAACCTTGCGCTGGATCTTGCAGACGAATGGGGTAAGCAGGTTTCAAATACAACCGCAGCCATAGCAGCAGAAGGCAAGCGCATGATTAAGCGCTCAAATAGCCGCAAGCACTTGCTAGGTATGGATAGAGCATTGACAGCAGCAACAAGGCCGACAGGTACTTATATAATTAATCAAGGGCCATAATGGAACAACTTATTATCGCAGTCACGGGCTCTACAGCAATATGGCTAAGCCAGCAGCATCGTGAAAATCTAAAGAAGTACGCATCTATCCTTGGACTGATTGGTCAGCCGTTTTGGTTTTACGCAACTTTCAAAGCAGAGCAATGGGGTATATTTGGGCTTTGTTTTTTTTATACCTATAGTTGGTCGATAGGATTTAAGAATAACTGGATAAAAAAATAATGGGTATTCACGGAAATCAACAAGAAGTGCCACTGGCCACAAATACCGCTGAAAATGATATTTCTGGCCAAGAGGCGCTTATAAACGTCTACCCTAGAAAATCTATCGGCGGAAAATACCCGTTTAATCTGATTAATTCGCCGGGGCTTGCCTTCTTTACTGAGCTGCCAACCTTCCCAATTAAAGCGCTTCACGAAATTAATGGTCGAGGCTTTGCGGTTACTCCATCAAAGTTATATGAGTTTTTTAGTGACGGCTCATTCAATGAGCTTGGTGATGTTGATTTTACTGGCACCGTAGTTACCGAAGACAATGGCGATCAAATTGTTATGGTGGACGGATCAAAGGGTTATTACTACGACGACACAACCAAGGAAGTAGAGCAGCTATCAGGTGATGGCTGGTATCCAGCAAGGACGGTAACCTACCAGGATGGGTATTTTATCTTTGACCGAAAAGGTACTGGTCAATTCTTTATTTCAGACCTTTTGAATGTGACTTTCGATCCACTTGACTTTGCCAGTGCCGAAGGCCAGCCAGACCCATTACTGGCAGTTTTAAGTGATCACCGTGAAGTGTTTATGTTTGGTACTCAGACCATTGAGGTTTGGTATAACTCAGGTGCCTCAGACTTTCCCTTTGAGCGTAATCAGGGTGCATTCATTGAGAAGGGGCTTGCTGCAGCTTATACCGTGACAAAGCAAAACAATACGGTTTATTTCGTTGGCTCTGATTTGATGGTGTATCAGTTATCCGGTTATATCCCCCAGCGAATTAGCACTCATGCCGTAGAAGAAACCTTGAGCGGTGTAGATTTGTCCGATGCTTTCGCCTACTCAATGCAAGACGATGGCCACCTGTTTTACATACTGACAATACCGAGTGCAGGCGTTACATGGCGCTATGACATATCCACATCAGGCTGGCATAAGCTAGCAGACTATAATTTTTCCCGTCACCGCTCCATTAAATCAATATTCTTAAATGGTAAAACCCTAACAGGTGATTTTCAGGGGCCGCGCATTTACCAGATGGCTAAAAATTATTACACGGACGATGGCGAGCCTATAGTTAGAGAGTTTATTTTGCCCACTATCAATATGGGCAGAGAGTTTATATCTATTGATAGCTTTGAGCTTGATATGTCATCAGGTGTAGGCTTAACAACAGGCCAAGGATCAGACCCGCTTGCTTGGATGCGATTCAGCAAGGACAATGGCAAGACTTGGAGCAATTGGAAAGAGTCAAAAATAGGCAAGAAAGGCAAGTATCTTACTCGAGTAAAATGGAATAGGCTGGGCGCGGCCCGTCAATTCACGATCCATATTAGAATTTCAGACCCGGCGCCGATTGACATTGGCGGCGCATACATTGAGACAAGATAATGGCAGTTAGTGACGAGAACATAGTAGGTGCACCACCTTTAACCACCCCGATCGTTGATGGTAGTGGGATTCTTTCTAGGTCATGGTCTATATGGTTTCGTGATCTTTACCGCCGCACTGCTTACAAGGGCGGCAATGCCATTGATGACAATAAGTCTGAAATCGATAATACGATCATAGATATTGATTCAACTCTAAATGATGTAATTGAACAAGTTCTTATAAATATCAATAACATAGCGGTAAATTCAAATGATATTTTACAGAATGCAAATGATCTTGGTGACCATGAGGCGCTAGAAGAGGCCCACGGATCAAACGGTAATATAGTTGGTTTCAACGACTTGGCGACAGAGCTTGCAGTTGGACTTGTCAAGCAGATGGCCTTGATTGCTGATGCTACAGACGCCACAGAATCAACCGTATCAGTTGATAGCCCCGACGCCACAACAGCGCCAGCAACTTACAATCAAGCGCAAGTTGAAAGCATAGTAACCTTAGCCAATGAGACAAAAGCAGACGTAAATCAATTGGTAAGCGACTTGAATACGGTGGTTGGTGAAATTAATGGTATAGTTTCTCTATTCAATGAATTACTAACTAATAGCAAAAATTCGGGGCAAATGAATAATGTCTGAAGGTTTTAAAATAGACGAGAACGAAAAAGCCATTTCAATAATTGGGAGTGTTTGCAGTCCTGTTAAGGAAGAGGCTCGCTCAAGGATTATGGATTTGGAGTCCAAGCTTGCAGAGTTCCCTCAATTGGATATTCCAGTAATTCATCGTTTTTGTGGTGGCATGTATGCCCGCGAGATTACTATAAAAAAAGACACCCTTCTTACTGGTCGTATTCAAAAGTTTGACCATTTTGACATTATGCTGAGTGGTGACATTACGGTATCAACCGACTCAGGCGAAGTTAAGCGCCTTACTGGCCTTAATATCCTTGAGGGCAAGGCTGGTAAGAAGCGAGCCGGTTATGCTCACGAAGATACCCATTGGATTACATTTCATGTAGCTGAAGAGCGAGATCCTGAAGAAATGTACGAGTTTTTAACGTGTGGAAGCTTTGAGGAATTTGAAGAATTCAATATCTTGGTGAGCCGGGCGGATTATAAAAATATGGTCCAGTCTTTAGGTATGACAGAAGAGGAAGTTTCAGCTCAAGTTAAAAATGAAAAGGATATGATACCAATGCCAAAAGGATATGAATTCTTAGACGTTAAAGAATCTCGTATTCATGGTGTTGGTTTGTTTAGTGACGTAGATCACAATAAGGGGGCTATTATCTGCCCTGCTAGAGTTGGGCCCAATAGAACAATCGCCGGGCGATACACTAATCACGCCTTTGAGCCTAATGCCGCTATGGTGGTTACAAGTGATGGAGTTGATCTTGTGGCTATAAAAGATATTGAACCAGGTCACGAAATAACAGTTAATTATCGTGATGTAATTGAGCATAGGAATGCCGAGGGGGATTTATGTCAGGGGTAGCCACTGCAATAGTAGGGTCGGCGGTAATAGGTGCCTATGCAAGCGATCAAGCAGCAGATGCCTCTGTAAAAGGTGCTAAGGCTGGTGCGGCAGCAGAAGAGAGAATTGCCGATAAAAATTTGGCGTTCCAGCGTGAAATGGCAGATCTTCAAAGAGAAGACTTCCAGCCTTGGCGTGAAGCCGGTCAAAGCGCACTAGATAAGATTCAGCAAGGTATTGCAGATGGATCTTTTGAAGTTGGCAAGGTTGATGTAACTCAAGACCCAGGCTACAAATTCCGAATGGAGCAGGGCGTTGATGCGCTTGATGCTTCAGCAGCAGCAAGGGGTCGTCTTTTAAGTGGTGCCCAACAGAAGGCATTAACCCAATATGGGCAGGATATGGGTAGCCAAGAATATGCCAATGCTTATGCTCGTGAGGCAAACAAGGTGGCAAATCGCTACAATATTCTTTCTAGTTTATCGTCGGGAGGGCAGGCTTCAGCGGCGGGACAAGCCCAAACCACAGGCCAGCTAGCACAGTCTAGCGGAAATATAATGTCAAACCTTGGGCGCGCGCAGAATGTTGCACAGCAGAATATAGGCTCAGCACGTGCAGGTGCTTACACAGACACAGCGCAGTCAATTAATCAGGCGGCACAAAATTGGCTGACCTATGACGCAACAAAGAAGGCAGGGTAATACAATGGCAGCTAATCGTTATGGTGTTGATATTGGTGCGGCTTTCCGTGATGCGGAAGCCATTAAGGGCGCACGTACTCAAAACAAGTTGTCTGCTTTAAATCTAAGCGAGAAAGAGCGGGAAATTGCAGAGCGTCCAGAAAAAGAGCGCCTAGCTAAAGAAAGAAAAAATAAGCTTTACCAATTACGAACAGATACAAGCACAGGTGTTAAGGGTGCGGCTGAACAGCTTATTTCACTAGACCCAGAAAACGGGCCCGCTTTTATCGAAGCGATTGGAAAAATGGACGACAGAAAGCGCGAGCAAGTTAAGCGAAGCGTTGAAGAAATCGGCCAGCTTTCGTCTTATGTTCTTCAAGGCAAAACACCAGAAGAGCAGCAATCTCGCTACATTCGCATGAAGGAAAATATAAGCCCTGATGCCGCAGCTAAATTACCAGAAAACTACGATCCAGCTTTTATGGAGCTTTCTTTATCCAAAGCAATGACCATGGATCAGCTACTTGAGGCGCCAACGGTTAAATCACTAGGCAAGCAAGACGTTGCATATCGAGCTGGTCGTGAGGTTGAGCGCCAGAATAAACCGGTTAAATCTGGAAGTGGATCAGGCGGTGCCGGTGGATTAAAAAGCGCAGATGAAAGCCTTATGTATCGACAATCTGCCGAATTACTTGGTGGTTTGTTTGACGAGAAGGGTAATATTACAAACCTTGATCCTGAAGCCCGAAACCGAGTACAAGCAATTGCCACTGAAGCCGCAAACATATTTGTGCGCGAGGGCAATATTACTCGCTCAGAAGCGGTCAAGCGTGCTGCCAAGCAATTTGGAATGAATGTAAAAGACGTGCCAAAAGAAGGTGTCGATAACGACCCGCTTGGCCTATTGCAATAAAAACAAAATAATAAGGAGCCGCGCGTGTCGCAGGTTATAGCTGATTACAGAGCAAAAAATCCTCAATATGATGAAGTGCCAGACGAAAAGCTCGTTCCGGCGCTTCATAATAAATACTATTCAACGATGCCTATTGAGGAATTTACCCAAAAGATAGGCTACCAGCCTATTCAAGCCGATCCTATTCAGCAAGAAATGCCCGATCAAATTGATCAGGGTATTCAGCAGCCAATCCAGCAAGATCAAACCATTGACGCTTATAGCGGTGCGGCCATGCCTGCACAGCAAGAAAAGCCAATGATGCAACTGATAGGCGAGAAGCTTACTAATTTAGGCGCTGGCCTTGGTGAGCGCGCAGGTGATCTTGGTGGCGCACTTCTAAAAACAATCGAGACAACTGGCCGAGGATTAGAGCAAAAGCTTCCTATGGGTGGCTTTATCTGGGAGGACGGCGACATATTGCCTTCGTATAAAACCCCTGAAGAGTTTGCCAAGGCCGATGCGCCGGCCATTTTGCAAAAAGGTGCAAGTGTTCTTGAGGGTATCGATCTAGGCTATCAGCAGCAAGTAGGCTGGGAAGACGTTAAAAAGTCATTTTCAGAAGGTGGCCCACTTAGCGGCAGTGCTTATGCTGATGTGCTCGAATTTGGTTTAGAGCAGGGCGTTAAGTCTGTACCGGATATGGTGGCGGCAATTTATGCGCTTCCCACCTATGTATTTGCCCGTTCTGGCGAGATTGGCGAAGAGCGAGCAAAGAACAAGGGTAAAGAACAAACTGAGCTTGTGGACGTTTTAGAGGCCGCCCCGTTTGCCGTTGCTTCATCGTTACTTGAGCGAATAGGCGCCAAAGGTATGACTTCGGCGGCTAAAGAGCAGCTTGGTAAGAATATGCTAAAAGCAGGCATAAAAGAATCGACCAAGCGTGTAGCTAAGGCTGGAAGTAAGGCTTTGACTAAAGAAGCGGCTACAGAGGCTATTCAAGAAGGAATGCTTGAGTATGTTGGCGAGAGATATGGAACCAAGGCAGAGCTTGACTACAAAGAAGCATTAGACCGCGCGGCGGCAGGTGCCGTTGGTGGTGGTGTGTTTGGTGGTGCCGTTGGTACGACCACAGCGCTAGGCAATGAAATCAATTATTCGCCAGAAAAAGCCTTTGCCAAATCACTTGAGAGAGACATTAAAGCCGCCGAGCCAACTGGAATGGAGCAGCAGGCCATTGAATCAATGAAGCCTGAACAATCTCAATATGAGGTTATTACCGAGCCAGCCATGGAAGCAGCAAAGCAAGAAGCTGGCCCGTCATACTCAGCCACCTTAGATCTTACTGAAAAAGAGAATCAGGATGCTCAGGCTGAAGCTGATATTGCCAAAGAGCAAAAACAAAAGGCTATTGATAAGCCGAAGATGCCTGATGAAGCGGCAAGCGTACCTGTCAAAAAAAGCCCAGTAATAGAATCAGATCAAACATTTGTAGATGGTCAGGATTCATTGCTTGGTGATCAGAAGGTTACGGATAAAAAAGAAGGATCAAAATTAACCCAAATGCCAGAAAAGGTCATGTATGGCCCTTCTAGCTACAAAACAAAACCCATAACTGGGGATTTGTATCGTGAATCTAGCGTTGAGTCACTTTCAGATCTTTTATGGAATGCACTGGCAAACACTCCAGAAAAGGGCAGTCCTAAGCCGTTATTTGTAGCTGACAGCAAAGATATAGCTATTGGCCAAGGCAAAAATAAAGGAATTATGATTGAGCTAGATGGCAATCTTGTTTCTGGTGAAATTGTTAATAAGCCAGGTATGGTAGAGGGGTTGACTAGCAAAGAGTATAAAACCGACTTTATTGGTCGAGATGCAATAAAATCTTTTACCTTGCCAAAAGGAGTTGGGTTAAAAGGTGCTGCACGAGTGATGGCAAGAGATCACTTTGATGTTAAGAAGAATAATGATGGATCAGTAACCTATACAAGACCTGATTTATTGATTAAGGATAAACCTGTGTCTGATATGACTCAGGAAGAAATAAACAAGGAATTAAACTTATTGAGTGCCGCTGTTCGTGAAAGAATGGGGAGTGATGCCAGTGGCATGGTAGACCCGAACGAAGTCGTAAACATGACGGATGCGGAAAAGAATAGGCGCTTTGATTTGATCAATGCATTGCCTAGCTACGGAAAAGAGCAGGCCGAAGCAAAAGAACGGAATAAAAAAAGAGCCCAAGAAAGAAAGGCTAAATCAAATAAATGGGAAAAAAGAAGCAAGCGTAGCTGGAAGTCAGAAGATGGGCAGATCATAGCTGATCTTTCTATTGCTGGTACGCCAAAGCTTTACATGGTTTTTGAGAATCAGAAAGAGTTTGATGCAGGTAATAATTACGCCACCGGCCAAAACTTCAAAGAAGCCAAGGATCTTGCTGAGAAAGCTGGAAAAGGCCAAAAAGAAGGGTCTAAAAAGGACGCTTCGCCAAAAATGGTTATTCCTGAGCCAACAGTCGAGCAGCTAGAAAAACAATACGAAGAAGATGTTAAGCCGATAAAAGCCGAGTATAAAACAGCCTCACAGGAGCGAAAGGCTGAATTGAGAGAAGAGTCACGAAAACTAAGACTTCCACTTGATGCAGCAAGAAGTAAAATTATTATCTCTGAGTCAAAAAAAAGAATAGCAGAAAGTAAAAAAGAGACAAAAAAAGCACAACAGGAAGAGCCAGTTAATACCTTTACTGGCACAGTGTATCACCAGACAAGTCAGAATTTTGAAGATTTTGACACCACCAAATCAGCCGATGGAACTGTATGGTTTACTTCTGATAAAGCCAATTTTAGCGACCCTAAAAGCTCAGCCAGTGCGGCCGCTGGAAAGGGAAGAATAATTGAGCGTAACGTTGACCTAAAAAAAGTTGCTGGGTTCAAAGAACTTGATAAGTACACGATTGACGAGCTTATCAGTCAAGGATATGACGGCGCATATCTTGACGGTGATATTCAGGTTTTTGACGTTAAATCAATTAAACCAGTGGGTAGTTCTAAAAAGGAACCATCCACAACAGAAAGCTTTTCTTCAGCTATAAAAAAGAATAATACAAATACAGCCTTCCAGATTAGAGAGCGTGGCGACATCGTTTTTCTCGATAAAATTGTTGTGCCCGAAGGTTCCCGCGAGAAAGGCATGGGAACCAAAGCAATGAATGACATAACACGCCTAGCCGACCAAAGAGGAAAGACCATATCATTGAACCCGTCCACCGATTTTGGAGGCAACAAAAAGCGGCTAATCGAATTTTATAAAGGGTTTGGGTTTGTAGAAAACAAAGGAAAAAACAAGGATTATGAAATAAGTGATTCCATGTATCGCTTGCCTCAAAAAACCGAGGGTAAATCTGCATATAATTATAATGATTTCGTTAGTTATCAACAACTTATAGAAAGCTCTTCGGCCACCAAAAAAGATATTAACGATAGCTTTAATGGCCTAATTAATAATAAAGAGCGTGTTATTAGTGACCTTGATTCTATGACCAAAAAAGAGCTTATAGAATTTACTAAGACCAAGAAAACCGACACGCCAAAAGACGAGCTAGTAACAAAAGCTTATGAAGGAATGCTTGAGGCTCACGCATTAAAGCCGCACACCATTGATGTGGTAACCGATGGGGCTACATTTGAAGAGCAGATTAAGCAGGTTGTCGAATCTCAAACCGAGGCAGAAATAAAAGAGGCTCAGCTAGAAATGGCTATCACAGTGGGCCGCAAGCAAGACACACCCGCACAAAAAGCCAGAGCTAAGCGCATAAAGTCTGAAAAAGTGCCTGAGATTCTAAATAGTAACCGACCAGCTTCAGAGACGGGCGCGGTATTCCATGCACCTGGGCATAACTATGTTGGCGTTTATCGAAGCATGGGCCTGCCACCAAGACAGGACGTTATCACCATAGATGGCAAGCGCATTGTCATGCCAAGTGATCCGCAGCGCATTGAGCCGATTATGCGTGACCTTATATCGATAATGGGCCGCCGAATTTATAACGGTAAGATCAAGGGTCAATCTGTAGAAGGTTTCTATAACACCAGAACAGGCGCCTTAAGGACGCGCCGGAAAAATGACGTTGAGATTTTGGCGCACGAAATGGCCCACTATCTGGATATGTATTCCAATGAAACGCTTCCTAATTTTTCACTGCTTTACAAGAAAAAAGCTTACCGTGATGAAGTGGCAAGCCTTAGTTATACGGATGCTAACGCTAAAATTGAGCTGATTGAAGGGTTTGCCGAGTTTGTACGTTTATGGCTAACCAACTCAAAAGAGGCGAAGCTTCGCGCACCGGGTTTTTATGATGCATTTAATGATCTGCTTGCTAGCGATAAAAAGCTAAATGACAGAATGAAAAGCCTTCGTGAATCCATGCACAAGTTTTACTTCCAAGGTGCTGACCATCTAGGGCGGGCTCTAATTGGACGTGAAGAAGGCATGTATGGCAAGTTCATGCAGTGGACATATCGCCGTGATTCCCTAATCCGCCAGCAGTCAATTGATAAAATGCACGCCGCGCGAGAGGCTGAGAAAGAGCTAACCGGCCAAGTTGGCACAGTGCAGGAATCAGCATGGAAGCAATTCAGGATTGCTAATGGCGGCTATGAGGGTATAGCCGAATACATTATGAACTATGGCACCCTTAAATTTGAAGAAAACGGCGATCTAGTGCCAAGCGGAAAAAGCTTGTTTGAGATATTTAAGCCGGTAGACACAATCAAACTTACCGATAAAGACAGCGATCAACAGCCTATTGACCTTCTAATGCGATACTTTGCAGGCCGAAGAGCTTTAGAGCTTCACCGCCAGAAACGTGAAAACCTCATTCCAAAAGAAACCGCTAAGGCATGGGCAAAGCTTGGCCGTGACTACCCGGTGTTTGAGTCAATATTCAAAGAGTACCAGGCGTTTAACACAAGAATGATGGATCTTTACCAAGAGTCTGGAATGCTCACACCTGATGCCCGGGCAACCATGGAAAAGGTTAATCAGGATTATGTACCATTTAACCGAATTCGAGACTCATTGAGTGAGGGTAAAGGGGTTAGCTCAGGCTTCCATAAACTTAAAGGCGGCACGGCTAACCTTGAGGACATACTGGTAAATATTCAAGATGGAGTGACAGCAAACGTCAAGGCCGCACTGGATGCCAGAGCCAAGCAGCGATTATACCAATACATTGCAAATCACCGTGACGGCGCTATCTGGGCTGTTAAGGTGGCGCCAGACTCTAAGCTTGTTAAAACGCACCTAGAAGACATGGAGCGTAAAATTGTTGAGGTGCTTGAGGCTTCTGGCGTGGTAATTGAGGGTGAGCTTGATTTAAGCAATCCTGAGCTTCTTAACTTCTGGCAGCATGGCATTAAGCCAACACTAACCGAGACAGGAAACTTCATTGATACGGTGATTGTTAATGGCAAGCCACAGTATTACGAGGTGCAAGACCCATTACTTCAAGAAATGCTTCTAAGCATGAATCCAGAGTCATACAGCAGTTTTATGAATGTCATGTTTGGCATTAAAAACCTGTTCACGCGCTCAATAACGCTAGGGGTAGAGTTTACCGGCGCGAACCTTGTGCGAGATACGATTGGCGCGACTTTTATCAGTAAAAACAATTTCACGCCGTTTGTTGATTCTTTTAAGGGCATGTATTCATATTTCAGAAAGGACAAGTACTTTCAGGACTTCATGCGCTCAGGTGGCGGTTACTCAAGCCGTGTTCATGGCAGTACAAAAGATCAGGCTCGCCAGCGGGTTAGAATTAAGCAGTATGGTGTAGCTAATCGAACTCAGAAGATTTTAAGCGCTATTGATAACTTAATGAGCGCCTTTGAATACGGCACCCGAATAGGTGAATTCAGACTAGCCAAGAAAAACGAAATGTCTGATATGGATGCCGCCTTTGCAGCGCGCGAAATATCCACGGATTTTAGCGTTTATGGAGCCAATCACTTTTTGACCGGCTACATTCGGACAGTGCCGTTTCTTAATGCCATGATCCAATCTCAGGACCGTATTTTTAGAGAGGCGTTTATTTATAAGAAATTTGGTGGTAACCCAAGAGCTTTGGCCATGAAAGCCTTTTTAGGCTTGACGGTGCCCACGCTTATGCTTTGGCTGATTAATAAGGATGATGAAGATTACAAGGAAATACCAGACTACGAGAAGCGTACAAACTGGCACTTTCCTTTAGGTGATGGGACGTTTATAAAAATGCCTCGGCCTTACGATGTGGGTTTTGTGTTTGCCACCATGCCTGAGCTGTTCTTTAAATACGTTGAAGATAGCGATGGCAAAGAATACGCCGAGGGCATGGCTTGGACAATGCTTCAAATGTACGGCATCGATGGTGTTCCCGCCGCCGCTCAAGGTATGTGGGACTTGCTACGCAATAAGAAATGGACGGGCGCGCCGGTAGTACCTGGGTCGATGGCTGATTTATCCGCTTCACAGCAATATAATGCCAACACAAGCGAGACGTTTATTAAGTTTGGGCAAATGCTTAATATAAGCCCAATCAAGGCTGAGCACTTTTTTAAGGCTCACACTGGCTATCTTGGTGGATACCTTATGGCTGGCACTGAGCGCATGCTTTGGGATGAAGAGAAATTTGGGGATATGCCTGAAAGCACCTTAGCTGATAATATCTTTGTGAAGCGGTTCTTAACGCCTGAAGTTAGACCAAACAACAGATCAATGGAGAAATTCTTTGATCTAAAAGAGCAGTCTGACCAAGTAACCGCTGACTTTAAGGCTGGTATTGATGTTAGGCGAGCCATTAAGGGTGATCTTAATGGTAAGTTCAAAGACGATACATTTTATGGCCTTAGCGGTGACGAGAAAACCGTATTGTTTGCCTTAAATGACTCTATGAATAATCTAATAAAGATCATTTATGGCAAGGAAGGCATGAAAACCAAAGAGCTTTCTATTCGATACGATAAGAAGCTTAGTGCAGAACAAAAGCGAAATGAGCTAGATAAGCTTTGGACACAAAGAAATAGCGCATTCACCAGGTATTATACTCAGGCAAAAAAAGCCTTAGATAAAGCCAAAAAGCTATCTGAGGAAGCAGGCATTAAAGATTCACGAACAGCAAAGGATAAGATCTAGTGCTTATTAGTCCTCTTTTTAACGGGTGTGGTAATTGCCTTTTCAATGCTCCACCCAAGCTTAACAATTCGCTCCCTAAGCGTGTTCTTATTGCATCTCATTTTTTCAGCCCACTGGCTTATGGTCATCGTTTCGCCACCATAGGTGTAAAATACATTGCGACTCGTATTGGATCGCTGCTGTTTAGCTGTTCTCCATTCGCAGTTTTGGGGCGTGTAATCTCCATCATTATCCAGTCTGTCTATGCTGTGCTTGTTAGAAGGCCTTTCTCCCATATCGGAAATAAACCTTTCAAATCTAAGCCATTCTTTACAGACGGATATGCCTCGCGCTCCATAGTTTTCATAATTGCAATTATTGGGGTTGTTGCACCTCTGAATCATTGCGGCCCAAATGGTGTATTCAGGAGTTCCCCAAAGGCCATGCGTTGTTCTTTTGCATCCGCAAGACTTAGTTCTTCCAGATCTAAGCTTGGATGTATTTGCAAAGTGTGTTTTTCCGCATTCACAGATACACTCTGTTTTATATGTTCCTTTACCGTTATTGGTGCTTTTACCTGTAACAGTAAGGAAACCGAATTTTTCACCAATCATAATAAACCCAAAATAATAATTAACCATACATAATTATTATTGACCAATAGAAGGATTAAAACAATGGCAGTTTCAATAATTGGGCCAAAAATGTACTGCTGGGACCGCGATGGTAATCCGCTAGCTTTTGGTAAAGTTTACACCTACAAGGCGCGAACAAACGCGCCAAAAGATACCTTTCAATCAGAAGACGGCATTGTCGCCAATTCTAATCCGGTGATTCTGAATGGCGAAGGTTATGCCAATATTTACCTCGATGGCTCTTACAAGATCGTCGTTAAGGACGCAGAAGAGAATGAAATTTGGACGGCTGACCCCGTAAGCGCAAGTAGTGCGGAAGAATGGGTTAATTGTGTCTCTGCTACCTATTTAAGCTCTACAAGCTTTAAGGTGTCAGGAAATGTTACTGACAGCTACCCTGAAGGTTGCGCGGTAAGGATTGATAATGGTTCGGGTTATGAATATTCATTTATAAAAAGCTCTACTTATGGTGGATCAGAAACAACTATAGTTGTCATAGACTCGGTAGTAGATACGGGTGTTGTTGGAGTTTGCGCATCCATCATAAAGCAAGCTGGGAAAACGATTGATCCTAATGCTTTATTGGTCACTGCTACGGGTACGACTACAGCTAGGAAGTTGAAGGATAGGTTTGTTGATGTAGTAAATGCTAAAGATTCAGCCGCAGTGGGGGATGGTATTGTAGATGATACACTTGTCCTACAGGAGCTAATAGACAACTTACCGAGTGGAGCTGTACTTACTTTCAATAAAGATGTTACATATAAGTTTGAAACAATCAACTTGACTAAACCCATAACTATTAGAGGCGGCATATTTAAGTCGCGTGTATTCAGGGTTAAGTCTAGCAATATTAATTTTGAGTATTGTGACTTTACTGCGCCGGATTATTCTAGCGGCAACAGGGCTATTCAGTGCGTTCCGTTTGAGGATGACGCTAATTATGAAAATATAAAAGCACTGTATTGTAACTTTAACGGGTATTTTTACTCCACAGATATGCGAGCTAGAGGTTATAATGCCGCCGCCTCAGATCCATCAAACAGGGTACTTGACGGGTTGTTAGTTTTAGGTTGCAAGTCTGTAGCACCAATAGGGCTTAATGCAGGTCACTTCCAAAATATAGGTGTTACAAGATCAAGGTATATAGGCTGCGAAACCTACAATGGTCAAAACGCAACATCTTATAATTTCATAAATGGTAATACCGATTTAGTTGTTTTAGGGTGTTACGATGAGAATAACTCTTATGGCTCAATAGAGGTAGAGAACAACGGAGTAACCAACGGAGCAATAACAGGCAATACATTTGGTGGTGACCTTTGGTTAGATGATAGCTCGTTCTTAACTGTTTCTGGTAATACATGCGGGACGCTGAAGGTAACATGTGAAACTCAAGACGTATACGACATAATAATTACAGGAAATAATTGTGAGCGTATTAGAGTAGAGCAGTTCGGTGGAGCACCTACAGGATTGGCTTATAATATCTCAATAAAGAGCAACCAAACACAAGGTGTAACATCAGGCCAAGATATGTTTCTTGGTGCGTTGGTAACGGGGTCAGTGTGTGATAACCGAATGTCGGGGGATGGCACCAGCTCTATTGGTTTGGTTCGTAGGTCAACAACCGATATTATCATTAAGAACAATAGTGGGCTGAAAGGCTTTTTAGTGAGTGGCTCTGGCGGAAAAATCATAGAATATGGTAATGACGGTATGGGTGTTATCACTGGTGATAATGATGGCATACACTTAGCAAGGCTAATGTCACCGTCACAAGATTGGTTAGACTTACCAGCAATATATAAAGTATCTGGAAAATACACGGGCAACATAGTGCCTGCGGGCAGTCAGAATGTAACCTTCAAGGTGCCTATTGGGTCCGGCTTAGATTTTAGATACATTGGTTTTAAGGTTATTATAAGGGATACGGCTAACAACAACGGCTCGTTCTTTGCAGTAAGCTCAATCCATAAAGTTATAGGTGCAGCGGTTAGTTTGAATTTCGGCTCAATCTTTTCAGAGATAGGCGTTAATGCTAGTGATATTGTTATAACCAATAACACAAGCACAGCGGAGGACATAAATATAACTGTTACAAACAACGCGGCGAATACAGTTCAGGTTGAAATTATACCTGAATTTTCTAGTAGACTGAGTGAGCTAACTTAATTACCAAACTAGATGTACTGGGCTTAATAAGGAGTAACACCACATGCAATAAGGTGGAAAGATAAATAGTTTATTTGTTTGATTTACCGCCTATAAAATCCGTTTTTTGTGTTTGGTTATTTCAATCCTAGCTTGATCCGCATAGTCCTTAAAAAACTGTGCGGATCTTTTTTTGTTTTGGCAGTTATTTAGTGTGCTAATAATTCGGCTTTAATCCAGCTTGCCTAAGTAATTTTCTAAAACGCTGTATTTCTGACTTAATATCAGTGTAATGCGGGAATTGTTCTTTTAGTGATTTTTGCGGCCCTAGCAACCAATCAAGGTGTGCTTGGCCGTATTTTTTAATAATGAATAACTCGTATTCTTTTCGCTTACCAGAGCCGTGCACGTTACACTCAATACTGCACTGTTTATGGATATTGGTTAGCTCAAACCTCAATTCTGGACTGGAACCACGACTTATCATGTGGCCAGCATCATACTTAATATTCTGCTTTGTTTTTCCGCATGTACAGCAAGGTTCGTCCTTATCTCGAACATGAACCACCCATTGATTAACAAGGGTTTGAAGGTTATCTAGCCACTCACTGCGTCTTTTGACTCGCTCTTTTTCCGCTTTGTGCTTCGTCCTTTCAGCCTTTTCAGTCTTAACCCTATCAGCCTTAGCCTTGCGCTCGTTTTTAGCTCTCAGCTTATCCAGCGCAACCATAGCCGCCTTTTGCTGGCATTCCTCAGTAGCAAAGCCAAGCTTTTCCATGTAAGTGGTGCATTTAGCCGCCGGTTTGATTTCAGCGCGGCATCCACATTTGCATTTACGCGCCATTGTTTTTGTATTCCTTTGCAATTCCATTAAGCCATGTATTGGCCCTGTTTCTAGCTTGGCGATCACCGGACAAATAGATTTTCTCGTACTCGTCAGCGATTTCTTGCTGCTTGT